TGGTGTGTACGTTGTTCTCAAAGTTATGAGTATCACTTTTGATATAGAACGTACCCTCCAGCTGTTCTTCCTTGACCTTGATACTGTACCCTGTGATGCACTGAATAAAGCCCAAACCTTTCAGCGAGGACTCATCCTTCTGCCGTTTCAGCATAGCCTTTGCGGCCTTCACATTGTCTACCGTTTCGCCCTTCTTAGGCGGCTGAATCTTGTAGATTTTTTGGATGGTGCCGAAATGCTGATTATCTTCAGTGTTGGTAAATATCTGGCATATCGTACCGTTATCATCCACGGCCTGTACTCGGTTTACCATTTCCTCTATGGACTCGGAATGTTCCGTGCTGAATACGTTGGTATCAGCAGTGGCCGTATATCCTTCTATCAGTTCGCCCTTCTTGACCACTGTCACATTGCCGTTGATGCAGATGGGAATGTAATGCGTATCAGCTCCGTTTGCAAGGTCTGCCGCCTCCTGCTGGTCCAGCAGCATGCGGAGCACTTCGGTGCCGGACTTATCATCCGCGATGAAGTCTACATTCGCGGTCAGCCCATCCGGGAGCTTACCCATAGGGATACCAATATTATTACATACCTGCTCTATCCCTGCCGCCACGGTACCCGTGATAACGGCCCGGATGTTACTCTTGGCAAGGTAAATCAGGTCATCATAGCAAGCAAACTCAAAGGAATAGGAATCCGTTACCCGCTTGCGGTAGAATATACGCCCTTGGAATATCTCCACAGGCTCGGCCTTATCATCATCCTGCCAGTACAGGTATATAAAGCCGCCCACTTTAAGATTGAGCGGTACAAATACCTTATCCTTGGTAGGAGTGTTATAGGCTATACTAAACTCCAGTTTGCGGGCGGCCTGCTCAGCATCACCGCTCCATGCATATTTCAGCACATAATTGGTAATGTCATAATTGGTTTTGCGGTCGGCCTGCTCGCTCTCCCCGGCTGCCAGAGGTGGGTCGCTATACTTAATAGATAACATATCCGCCCTCCTCTCAGAACTTCAGTAAAGATTTACCGCCCGCGCTCACACCCTTGGCCGTAGTGGTCAGAACCGTGCCAACAGGAAGGCCGCCCGACTTGACCAGCGTTTTATACAGCTGGAGGCTGCGGAGTCCCTGTTTCGCGATTGTCGTGGTTTTCTGCAGCGACTTTTGCGCGAGGTTCATGGAGTTCATTCCCGCCGTGGCTGTAGTGGACGTTTCCACGCCTGTTTCAGCCACGCGGCTTTTCATCCCTGTGGCCTCGTTGGTCTGCTCCGACTGAGGCGTGATATACCTGTATTCCTTCAAGGATATGGAGAAATACACATCCCCTGTGCCGTCCTGCTCACGATAGGTAAATTCTTCAATCGTAACATTCATGCTGACGTCAGTACCGCTTATCGCTATCTTGCAGGGTTTTCCGCTCTCTGCCTGCGACTTAATACGGCTGACATACTCATACGGCGACTGCAGCGACATAGTCTGCACAAAGGTGTAGTCCTGAGCAGGGAAAAAGGAATCAAACTTAATGGTAGCAAGCCCTCTTTTCCCAATCATGTTGATGTCGCCCAAGGCATTAACATTCACTGTACTGTTATTGTACGGATTGACCACCTCAAAACTGCCGGGGGATACTGGCAGTTCTATAGACTCCTCACTTCCGGCAGACAGTGCAAATGTACAGCCGTCACCGCCATTACCGCCCAAAGCGCTCATCACGCCAGACAGAACGGACGAGGCGGTATTAACAAATGACAAAAAGCTACTCATTAAATCGCCCCCACAGTTCTATTCATTGCTTCCTTCTCCATCTCATAATGGATGCGTTCCGCCACTTTACGGGCGAACTCATTGATATCATTTCCGTTGTTGATATTCACACCGGAGATATTAACCGTTATTCCCGAACTCCCGGCCGAGGACTTGCCCATGTTGTAGGCATTCCGCAAGGAAGTATCATGAGGAATAACCCTGCTCCCCTGTGGCAGGTCAATAATCTCAGCGCCTCGGTCATGGACCATAGCAGGGCCGCCCTGCCAGTTATCAGCACCCTTGTAAAGATGGGGCAAGTTTAACGGTCCAAAGGTTGAACCGCCCACGCCCGGCACCCATGAAGGAATGGTAACACTGATGCCGTTGATTCCATCGATAAGGCTGTTAATAGCAGCCTTAGCTCCACTGACAAAACCACCTAAAATTCCGGTAAGCCCATCAAAGATACTGCTGAACACGTCAGAAATTCCCTGCCATGCCAGCGCCCAATCACCAGTAAATACACCAGTGATGAAGTCGATAAGGCCGCCGAATACGCCTATGGCCATAGTGACCACCGAGCCAATCACATTAAAAGCCGTGGTCAGCACGCCTGTGATATAACTGGACACCAAGAGAATAGCGCCGCCCAAAACACCGCCGAGAACACCTGCGAGAACATCAGAGGCTGCATTAAGCACACCAAAGATTCCCGTTCCCTGCTGGAAGGCATTGACCAACCGCGCCCATCCTGCCTGCAGTTTGGTGAGTACTGGCTGAATCTTGCTAATAGCATTGCTGAACGCATCTTTCACGCGGTTCCACAGACTTGTAAAGAATGGGCCGAATTTATCCCAGTTCTTGTAAATCATATAAGCAGCTGCAGCAATTGCCGCAATGACAATTCCCCAAGGTCCCAGCATAGCCACACTGGCGGTGCGTAATAACTGGAACCCTCTCATCACGCCTTGAACTGCAACCTGCAGCCCTTTGTTGCGGATTGTGGCGCCTGCCATTACCCTGCCTATCTGCCCATATATAGTGACCATGGAGCCGGCAGCGCCGACTACCTTCGACGCCACCAGCATAAAGCCGGTGAACCCGACAATCCCGGCACCGACTTGAATAATCAAGTTCTTTGTTGCCGGGGAAAGGTTTGTAAAGGTATCCGCTATGAACTTAATCTCATTTGCGGCCGCCCGGATGGACGGTGCTAGGGCTGAACCAAATGCAATTCCCATAGCCTCGACAGAACCCATCAGCGAATCAATGGAGCCTTTGAGCGTGTCCTGCATTTTGGTATAAGCCTCATGAGAACTGCCGGAGCTATCCTTAATAGCCTTTGCCATATTCGAGTAAGCATCAGGAGCCGTGTTGACCAATGCCAATAAGCCACTGTAAGCATCTTCGCCGGCAATAGCCTTTGCTAAAGCCACCTGCTCTACGTCACTTAAGCCCTTCATGGAACTGCGCATCTGGCCAACAATATTTTCAAGGCCGACAAATTTACCTGCGCTGTCTGTTACCTTAAGGCCCAGCTGTTCTATTGCCGCCGCTGCGGCTTTAGGCGGGCTGGCCAGTCGCGACATTGTAGAACGCAGGGACGTACCTATTGTGCTGGCCTCAATGCCGTTATTAGACATGATGGCCATAGCGGTCCCCAGTTCGTCAATGCTGACACCGAGGGCGGCTGCAGGAGCACCGGCATACTGCATGGCAAGCCCAAATTCCTGCATACCCAGCTTAGATGCATTAGCGGCGGCCTGCACGACGTCAGCCACTTTTACCGTATTGGCAGCCACATCGCCCTGCGTCATATTCCAGATTGACAAGGCGGATGTGATAACGTCAGAAGTGGCGGCCAGGTCTTCACCCGAGGCCACCGACGCCTCGATAATACCGGGCATTGCGGCTATAGCCTGCGTGGCGTTGAATCCGCCGGCAGCTAACCTGTCCATGCCCTGCGCCGCCTCATTGGCGGTTATCGGGAACTGGGAGCCAAGTTTTCCGGCAACATCGCGCATCTTGTTAAGTTCTTCCGTAGTAGCACCGGCCTTAACTGCAGCGCCTGTGATGGTTGCGTCAAAGTCCATGAAGGTCTTTACGCCCAGCGTGCCCATGGCAGTAATACCTGCAGCCATCGGCATCATAGCGCTGGAGATAGCCCCCATGCTACGGCCTACGCCACTGATGGTACTGCCAAGCCTTTGATTGGCCCTTGCGGTCTGTTCCATACCCTGCCGAATGTTTCTCAGCCGGTCAGTCACGTTATCATTCAACCGCATTATCACATCAATAATTTCAGCCATGCTCATACCTCCCTTCTTATTTATTCATCTTGTCGCGGAGTTTCTTTTCCTCCTCGATTTCTTTCAAAATAAAAGCCCGGAGGACAATCTGCTCCCCCGGGCCCATTTCATACCAGTCCGACGGCTTTATGTTGTGCCTTGCAAACAGCAGGTACATCATCTGAGTCCGGCCGTCGGAGTCAATCAGTTTTTTACTTCTTCCACCTTGTTATCTTCGGCCTTATCGCCAAATCCACAAAGCTCGGAAATAGCATTGGCAATATCCTGCACTTCGCCGGCGTCGAAAAGTACCTCAAACAGGTCTTTGCGGGTGGCAGCACCATAGTGTTTCAGCACATCCCGATTATCAAATTCCTTATTTGTAATACCGTCGCACAGGAGGCGAATCTGCAGGCCATAGTTATCGACGCCTTTCGGGCGGCCATCAGCGCCCATTTTAATAGCGCTGTCCTGAATTTCCCGAACACGGCGGGCGGATATCTGCCGTAACTGCAGGACGAACGGTTCCCCTAACAACTTGGACAAGCGGGGGATTTCCATTTCCTTAGTCGCTTTTTTCGTGATTTTGCCAGCGTCGGCCGCCAGCAATGCCTCTGCAAGATTCATAGTTACCTC